GTCGTCGTTATTTGGTCGCATATATTCCAACACTTCATTGTTGCTAGACATCTTTATTATACCTTAACCTTTTGAAATAACTGCCAATCACTCTTTAGAGCATATTTTAATACAAACACACGTGGACGATTAATTTCATCAAACGGAATTGGGTCAATCACTTCAAGCAAATTCCAAGTTTGAAGCATATCAATAATACAATTACGGCGCTCTTCATCTTCAATAGAAAAATCAGAATCTTTGCCTTCCATCATGAATACTTCTTTGAAATGTACGACGAAATAAGCACCATTTTCTTCAACCACATGACAAGACTGCCATAGCTTATGTTCTTTAACGTTCACCACACCAATACGAGTTAGAGTTTCTTGAACCCTACGAAAGAAGTCAGGGTTCTCAATACTTACTCTGATTCGGTCTTCTTCTGACCAATCTTCTACATTTTTATTGTTATCTTCGCTCATTACAACCACATCCTTATTTTATTTTTATCCATGATAACACAATTACTTTATAACGCAATAATCAACAATTCTACTATTAGGGACAAAATGTAAAGCTAATACGTCACATCTACCACACAAAAACCCTAAAGTCATTATATTAGCTAGAGACTTTGAGTAACTATCATCAAAAACAAAAGGAACATACATTTGCTTCATGATAACATCAATTGTGTAATCTTTTATGTTTATATGACTATCATTCGAGTTAGGTATGCTCCAATTAGCTGCGCACATACTCTGCTCTAGGTACTTAAACTGTTCTGAGTGTGCTCGTATTATCTTACATCCCAACAACAAACCAAAAGATTCATAAGAAGGAACTATGAAGGGTTCTTCGTATGAATCTTTTGGGTAAGCACGACTAAAATCTATATCCATCATATGACCTTTAATTGGAGCGGATGGTCAGACTCGAACTGACGACATAAAGGTTGGAAGCCTTTTCTTCTACCACTGAATTACATCCGCATCATTTTAATTTACCACCAACATCACAATCTTCTCGAATCGCAAGTATATCATCTTCGTCGAGCAATTCAACATATTGTGTCGCAACTCGCTCATTCACCTGATAATATTCCATAAGCAATAGTATATCTTCTTCTTTTTTATCAGGTTTAGCCCATGGGTTAAATTGCTTACCTTTTCTCACACCATGAATATAGAAATCATACACCATTTTCTTGCACGTATTGGGGTATCTATTCATCTCATTAGCGTAAAAAATTGTACCCTTACCCATAGAGAAGAACTTATTAATTATGTATGGCGAGAAGTCTTTATGCGCATCATCGTCAATTCTTAATAAGTTTGCCTTCCCTATGGTTAGGTCAGGTATGAAATCACCAAAAAGCGTTAGCTTCTTTCGTTTGTATTCCTCTTCAGGGTCTACGTTTGCAATTTCTTCACCAAATACATTCATGGCTACTTGAAACTGCACTCAGACATCAATTCTGTAAGCATAGCCATAGTATTGATAGTTTGATTCGCAACCACTGCAGATTTAGCTTGATATTCAGCTAGAATCAAAACAGATTGTGGAATTGATTGAGGCGACAATACAAGATATAACGCATCATACAACTGTTCAAAAATAACAGACGCATCACATGATTCATTATCCTCAACCCATTTACGAAGTTCTTTAAAATTCTTATCTTTAACGAGTCCAATGGCACTATCAATATTGATACTTGATAGCGTTGTAAGGATACCTGCATCAATCTCACCCTGTTTAGAATACCGTTGCAACTCACCAAGAGTACGACGAAAATCAGGGAAGAACGTTTTAACCAATTCAGCAACAACCTTTTGCTTAAATGGAACTTCGTTCTCTGTCAAAATACCGCAAATTCGTGTGAACATCGCAGCTTGAAGCTTTGGTGTTTCCTTGCTACTATAATTGAAGTCAACAACAGCACAACGAGAATGCAATGGCTTAATGATGCGATTCTTCATATTACAGGTCAAAATGAATCGACAGTTATCTGAAAATTGTTCCATGAAACCGCGCAATGACGATTGCGCGTTTGCAGTTAAATAATCAGCCTCATCAAGGATGATAACTTTCTTCAATTCAGAACCCGACATAGAAACAGATGACGCATAATTCGCAATCTTAGTACGAATAACATCAATACCATTTTCCAATGAAGCATTGATTAGAATATTATCACAGCCCAATTCATTACATAGTGCTTTGGCTACAGTAGTTTTACCCGTACCCTGAGAACCTGCCAATAGAAGGTGTGGTATTTCAACATCCTCAACGTACTGCTTCATAATATCTTTGATGCTCTTTGGTAGAACACAATCAGATATAGTCTTAGGGCGATACCGTTCTACCCAAAGATTATTTGTTATTTTATTACCCATAACAATCAACTCTCTACAAAAGTAGAAGCATGCTCAATTGCAATATAATATTCAACATCATCACCAACAAAACGACCTGCAGGACTCTTGACAGATACTTCATAATCACCAGGAAGAACTTTTAGGTTTTCTGATTTAAAGATGAAATTAACTTCATCAGAATCATTTGTGTGTTCGCCAACAACAACATCATAAGTGTTTGTTGTATCAGTTTGGGTATCCGATGCGGATAGAACCAAATCATTACCATCAAGACTAACAACCAAATCAGACAAATCCATTACCGATGATGCACGTTGAATCTTACCTAATACTTCAGCGCCAAGTGAAAATTCAACATTAGAACCATTAAATTTAGGACGTTTATCTGTAAAAATGATTACATTCTTAGGGGCGTAGCTGTAACGACACGATGTTGTTGCATCAGTGATAGTGAACTGCTTATCACCAAAGACAATTTCAGGGTCATCAAACAATGATAGAGTATTAAGGAACTCACTCAAATCATAGATGCCTGCTTCTTTAGGGAAGTCTTCTTCGATGTTAGCGGTAGCAAAAATATTACCACTTTGTGATACGGTACGTTGTTCTTGACCTTCACGAAACAGTATAGAGTTGTTGATTTGCGAGAAATTCTTTAGAATATCAAGCGTCTTTTTTGAAAATTTCATATTATTATTTATTATTCTCCATTTTATTTTCAGTCCAAATTTTGGAATGTCTTCTTCATATGCAACTGTAGGCTCTATATATCACAAAAAGCTTACGGTTGTCCGTTACCAATCTAACGTAGTGTTTCCTAATCTAACCTATGATGAACACTATTCATCAAAAAGTTATTTGCAAGCGGTTATTTAAAGAGACTTGATTCTTCACAAACATTTTCAACAGATTTAGGAATTTTTTCCTTCTTCTCAGGTAGAACTGTTTCATCCAAGCCACGTAAAAAATCAGCATAATTATTACTAAATGTAGAATCCATATCATGTGTTTGTTTTGATATTGAAGCTAGGTCACATAATCCTGATGTCTGTAAAAATTTAGCCTTAACGTGAATCTCATTCTGTTCAACCTTAATACGTTTGATGAATGCTCTTTCGGCTACCTTAGTGAAGTATGCAAATGGGTTATTGTACCTAAATCCATCATATCGGTTAGCATACAGCATACAAGTGCATATAGCATCACCAATCATCTCATCTTTCCAAGTGTATCTGTAAAAATTATGACAGGTTGCATATCGACGCACAATTTTAGTTATCATCAATGCAGCATCATTGGGTAATTGTGGTTCAGGTTTACAATCAAAAGCTGCAGCCATTCTTTCATAACCCCAAGCCAACATAGCAGCGTGGAATTTTTTATTATTTACGTAATTTAAGTCACCATCTTTTTGTCTTGTACGTTTCCTTGGTGGCGCATTTTTTGTTTCATCTGTCACTATTAAGCCCATCCTATATTATTTTTTCTAGGATAACATAATATAAATTAAAAACAAGCATCAATTTCATAATAATTTAACCTTCTTTATTTCATAATCAAATCGCTCTTTATCATAATGCTCGCATCTTTCTATAAAGTGCTTAATCCCATAGTTTTTGAATTTCTTATACGACATATCATCTACAATATCATATAAAATTACAGATAATTTAGTGCTGTTCATACGTAAACCACGACCAATAGATTGTAAAACACGAATCTTCGATTTAGTCGATGAACAGAACAATACGCTATGTAGGTTCTTCAATGAGAATCCTGTCGAGATAGTAGCATACGTACCAAGCAAAATAGCGTCGGTATGAGTCTCCATCATCTGTCTTATTCTTTCTCGTTCAGAACCCTTCACACTACCTTTAATTTGGTACACTGGTCTATCAGGTTCATCGGAGTTGGCTACAAGGTCTTGAATCCTTTGTAGTAGGTCATCACCTTGCACATGTCTATCGTATAGAAGCATGGTATTTTTCTTTTGTGACACAGCCAATTTAGCTATAAATTCCTGCCTATCAGGGTTTGTTATTAGCCAATCAACTTCATCCTGATATTTTAGACCCCTACACGCTCGCGAATATTCTTCACTATAAAGTAATTGAATAGCCTTGATATGCAGTTGAGCAACAGCACCTCTATCCATAAGTTCTTTTGTGGAGATAACCTTAGTAACATCACCAAACAACCCTGTTAACTGCATCTCTGATGCCTTAGCGTCCTCTAATGTACCCGTTAAACCAATCCTATATGGACAATCTAATAATTTATTCATGATTGATGATATTGAGTTGGCAGTAGCTAGATGAGTTTCATCACATAGAACAGCACCAAACTGTTTCCAATATTTCATAGGCATTTTATAAATACTTTGCCAAGTTGAGATATAAATATCTCTATCAGCATTTTTATCTTTACCACTCATGATTAGATGGCAGCTACCTTCTGCATCCCAGTTTGCATCATGCGAACTATAATCTTGGAAATCGCCCGCTAACTGATGAACAAGACCAACGTTTGGTACGATGATTAAAGTCTTCTTTTTGGTGATATGTCGAAGCATGCGACAAATGACGTAAATCATTAAACTCTTACCACTAGAAGTTGGACTCAATAATAGCCTACGCTTATTTCTAATTGCAGAGTAAACAGCAAACATCTGATAATCGTGTGGTTCGATTAAATCGCCTTTAGAGCGAATATCCAATTTATCAATGAAATACTTTATTTGCTTAGGTGATACTTTATTTACGCTATGGTATACCATTGAGGTATCGATAGAATATTCTTCAAACTTTGCGAAATTCTTTAACTCACTTAGAAGACCAACAGGTAAAGTTCTATCATCATGATTGAATAATCTAATCCTTCCATCCCAAAACCCATTCTTGAATTTTGGCATGAATTGATAGCCAGGAACTAAGAAAGAAAATCTATCAGAAATTTCCCTAGCAATACCCTTATCACAATTTACTATTAAATTTACATCGTCTAATTGTTTTACTTCAATATTCATTTTTCTTTGCTAGTATAAATTGATAGAGAAATCAATAACTATTTTTTACGTATTAGTTGAACGCACTCTAATGTCATTTGAGCGGTTTGTACTTCTGATGCCTCTTGACCATTTGAAAAACTCAACTCGCTTAAGAATGTTGGGAAGCAGCCTTCCATGACAAATTCAAACATCCTGATTGAGTTATTATTGAACATTATCATTGTTGCGTCAGAAACTTTATCCTTATAATCATGCAAATTTGCACCATTCTGACAGGTATGCATCCAATCAAAAATTTCAAGATAATTACCAAGGTCTTCATCAACTAAGAAAGAAATCTGTATGGGGTCTGTTGTGATACTATCACCAGGTCTTTTAATTTGTTTATATGGTGATGGTTGGTTTG